TTAGGTAAAAAATGCACGCCACATAGCACCGAGTGGAGTTATGTGTGGTTTATTGAAAAAGGGAGTGAAGACAATGTCACAAAAGCAAACTGTAGCTAAAATAAAAGAATATATTAACTATGGAAAAGAAGAGATGAATCTTAAAACTCATTGGTTGTATATTTCTTCAGCCCTCAAAGAAAATAAATATTGCAAAGCAGCAGTAATGGCTTTTGAAAACCCTAAATTACATATGAGTAAAATTATAAAGGAGGTCAAATAATGTCACAAAAGCAAACTGTAACTGATTGGGTAAGTAAAAGAATTAATGCGATGAATAGATTGCTCAAAAGCAAAGGAAATCATAGATCCTTTCATGAGCATTTTATTGATGAACATTGGAGACTTATGAACACTAATTGTAAAACAAAGAAGGAGTATAAAGAATGGACACGAGCAAATGGAAAAGTGTAGCTGTAGATATAGATACCTATAAGATAGTAACAGCTATGGGCGCAAAAGGTTTTAGAAGACCTGGGGCAATGATTGCAAAATTAGCTGACTCCGAACTTAAAATAATAGCTAAAAAGACTGGTAAATCAGTAGAAAAGCTTAAGGCAGAGCTGTTGGCCCAAGGCGAAAAAAAATTAAACGGCAAATAACTATATATTGGGTGGTAGGCACAAATTAATACTTGATCTTGTGTCTACCATTTGTTAAACAAAGACGTATTCCTCATAACCTAATGAAAAGTAGAGGTTTCTAACTACTTAAATTACCGAACAGCGAACAAACCTTTTTTTATTAATAATTTAAGGAGATTGTTTTGGCAGAAATAAAGAGAAAACCATTAAGTGATGTGTTTGATCAGGGATTAGAAAAATTAGTGATGATAAGTCCTAATAAAAAAACCTATGATGAATTAACATCTATAATGTTTCAACTTTATAATGGTAATGATTTTGGAATGGGGAACTTTAGTTTACAGTTTTTAGATAAAACTGACAGAGCTTGGCGACAAGGACGAAAGCAAACTGCGAAAAGGTTGGGATTGTCCTTAGTTAAGAATGTTTAGCCACCAGTTACTATATCCATATCATTGTCTTTCCAAAACTGGTGGTTATGCATATGAGTATTATCGATAGAGTTAAAGAATCAGGCTTACAAGACGTTAAAGATATGAACGGCCTTGAACGCACTGAATTCATAAACGATTTATTTTTAGATTATCAGGCCAGTAAAGATCTCCGACAAAAAAAATTGGAGAGTTTTTATCTTGAGTTACTCAAACAACTTATTAAAGATTATGGGCACTAATATTGCGACAGAAATATTAAAAACCCCTGACAGATCGCAGCATAGACTTTATCAAGCTGTAGTGATTCAAGCTTTTGAAGATTGCCTTTATACTCTTGGAGGTAAGAACGAGGCTTATAATAAAAAGGAAGCTCATGAGTGGTTTTTAAGTAATAGTAATGATTTTAAAACTATATGTGATTTAGCGAACTTAGATTCTGACCATGTGCATGAAAGATATAAATGGTGTTTAAAGAATAAGGTGATTGTTTTTACTGAAATTCAATGTTATTGGATAGAATATAAAAACGAATACAAGAAATATCGAGGAGTAGATACGAAAGAGGAAAGACGTACTATTAAAGAAAGAATCGATCAGATTCGTTCTAAATTAAACTTAAAAGATAAAAAGAAAATATGAAAGAAATAGTCATTAGTTTGTTGATTTTAGTATCTTCTAATAAGATAGAGACTCATAATATAACTATTTACGAGAGCTGTTATTCGTGGTATCAAAATAATGTAGCAATGATAGAAAAAAAGACAAAGCTTTTTAGCCGTAGATCCTTTCATGAATATGAAGGAATGAGAGTTGTAGGCTTTATCTGTAATTTTAAGGAACCTTTTAATGAGCATTAGAAAAGAACTTTGTACGATGTTTAGAATAAACTGGGCTAGAACCGTTTATCTTGCATTGTCCGTGTTTTGGGCATTTATATTATATGGCACATACAGCACTTACATTTAAAATAGACGAAGCTAGTAATAACTTTTGGAGAACTGGTAATCCTTATTATAAGAAGGAATGGTATAGACTTATAAATGTATTCTATTTACTTAACCGAAAAAAGCCCAAGCAAAAATCAGTGAGCAAGTTAAAGCGGTTAAAATAAAAAAAGTAAAATCATCGAAATTCATAAGAAGAACTAGTGATAGGGTAACATGTAATAACCTTTTGGGGAAAAGATGTCGAGAGAGCATGCTACCCTATCGACCATAGTTATGTCATTGTTCCTCCAATCTATCTACAGTATATACGGAAAAGGGACAACGGACAACGGAAAAAATAGGCCTTTACCCAGGCCCTGTGGGGTTTCAAGGCCGCTTCAGTCTCCCTCCACGGCCTAATAACAAGAAAGGTGTTATATATAAACACCAGAATTATATCATTGTCTGGTTGTAAATCAAATCAGTTTTAATTTTCTACTATATAGATTATCTAGACCCCTATGCACTTTTTTTAATCACGACCCTAAAGTGGTGTATCTGGTGTATCTGATGATTATTATTGTTGTATATCAACACTTCTAGACGATTTAGTGGTGTATCTGATGGTGTATCCGTGGTGTATCTAGATACACCACAATATCAATATTTCCTTGCGTAGTGTAAAAATGTTGATTTGGGTATAGTAGTCGGGGGTTAAAATAATCTATATAATAGAATTTATGGTAGTAAGAACATTAATAAAAGCTGGGATATCTTATAGCAAGAAAAAAGCCCGTGAGAAGGCTGCAGGAAAGGCCGTAAAAAGCTTAGATAGATACAATATTCACGTAAGTGGGAAGAGCTCTAAAGGCCCTGTTCCAGTTAAGAAACAATCTATCCAAAAAAGCACATTGAGTGGTAGGACATATTCTATAAGTAATAACAAATTAAGTGTTAAAACAATGCTTGATATTGGTGGCGGTTACGGGAGTACAGCAACTTCAAGATTTCAAGATGCAGTTAAAGACTTGATTGGCCTAGATAAGCTAAGTATAAGAAAAGCATATAAAAAAGGATTGAGAAAAAAGAAATGAAAACAGGAAGATTTTTAGTGGGAGGGTTACTTACAGCGGGTATTAAATTTGCTGCTAAAAAGTATATGAAGCGAAGTGGTAAAAACATCACAAAACTTACAAAACTTCAACCCAAACTATCTAAAAATAAAAGAGCTGGTGCTAAACTAGATATGGCCACAGCTATTCAAATGGAAGGTCAAAAGAGTATTTTAAATCCTAAAGGTTTAACAATGAAAGACTTAAATAAATTACAAACTTATAAAAACAAACTACCAAGGACATATTAATGAAATCAAGAAAATATTTAGCTGGTGGTTTAATAAGAGGCACTGGTGGTAAAGCAATTAAAGCATTTCTAAAATCTGATTTATACAAAGATCTTAAAAGTGATATGATAAAAAAGGTAGATAAACTTTATAGTAGAAGTCCTGTTGGAACTGTACAAAGATCCTCTTTTTTGAAAGGTTTAAAAAAATTAGATGTAAAGGGTCAAAAAGCAGAAATAATTAAAAAGGCATTATCATTTACTGGTGATACAGTTAAAAGAACCCCTAGAAATATCCAAGCTTCATTGAAGAGAGGTGCAAGAAATATTACTAAATACAAAAAGAAATTAGATCAACAAGGCAAAGCATATCTTTTAAAAGGTGAAAGAATGTTGAAAGGTAAAAGAGATAATTAATGGCACTAAAAGCAAAAGCACTTAGAACCATAGATGATTTGACTCCTAAGCAAAGAAAATTTGTAGATATACTTGTAGCTAACTGGGGTGAGATTACAAAAGCTGAGGCTTGTAAAAGAGCTGGCTATGAAGCAAAAAATGATAAGAACTTTTCTGACATAGGTAGTAGATTAACTTTAAGACGACACAATCCACACGTAGTAAAATATATGGATCAACAGCTTGAAAAAGCTAAAGCCAAATATGAAAAGGATAGACTGCGTAGATACAAAAGATTAGAAAAATATGCTGACAATGCGTTTGCAGATAAGCAATATGCATCAGCTATTAACGCTGAATTTAGATCAGGACAACTAGCTGGTTTATATGTAGATAAGAAAGAAGTAAAAGTATCAGGATTGGAGGGTATGTCACGTGCAGAGCTTGAAAAGAAACTCACAGAGCTTTCAAACAAGATCGATGGATTTAACGCCAAAACGATCGAAGTTAAGTCAGAGACAGAAATTCTACCTGAAAAGTAATAATTGGACTTCCTTTATAACTGTTTTTAATGAGGTGCATAATCCAGACCTCAATGTAAACTTAGGTAAAATTAATGTTAAGACGGAAAAAAAGTAAATACAAACAAGCTCTTGTGGGTAATAAGAAATATTATTACTACAGAATATACTGGCTCGATCCGTGCGGAGATGCTGGGCATGCTGAGGCTAGTGAAGTGAAGAAATTAAAGCCAGCAAAAATGATTACTCACGCATTTATATTTGATAAGAACAAAAAATTTGTGTGGACATTTGCATCATATGATGAGGAAGCTGCTGTTTTTTCCGACAGGAATTGTTTACTTAGATCTAGTGTATACAAGCTTGAAAAAGTATTAAACCGATCTGAATAATTAATGAAAAAGCGAGAGTCAAAGCTTTGGCAAAGAATAAAAAAACACATTACAAAACCTCATTTTATTCGTGTAGAATCTAATACTATCAATGGTATTCCTGACATCAATGGCTGTTGGAATGGTAAAGAATTTTGGATAGAACTCAAATCGGACAAGGTTGGATATCCTAAGCTATCTAAATGGCAAATAGCTTGGATAAATAAACGAATCTTAAATGGAGGAACTGTTTTGATCTGCAATGAGACCCTCTTGGAGAAGAGTTTGAAACTGTACAGACCGTTATCCGCTATCCGTGATCCTCGTTTACTAAAACCCTCGTTTGTATTCTCGTTTCCCGTTAAGTGGCCAACGGTCCAGGATGCCATCTGGGACCTCCTGCAGCTGGATGCAGGTGAAGCTCGTTCCCGTGATGAAGACCAACGGATAGAGGAAGAACTAATACTAGGCTTAGGCAGCGTAACTTCAGAGGACTTGGAAGAATCTTAATTCTCGTGTATTCTCGTTCTCGGGGGCCAACTTTAATCTCATTGTTTCGTTGAGCCCCCTTCAGGGGCTGATGCAGCACACTGCATAAAGCTCCAAAGAAATAACTTGACAGCTGTCCCATCTTATCTTATATATACTTCAGGATCAGCAACAAGCGTGACCTAGTTTGGAGTGCGGGGTCATCAATATACTAGTAACCTAGTTATGTTCGCCTCCAAGGCTGGTCCGTGTTCTCGTTCACCGAAGCTCGTTTCGTTATCCTCGTTTCTTTAGACGACTGCCACCAGCAGCGTGGCACCTCCATCTGGATCTGGTAACCTGAAGCTGGTAGCTCGTTCTCGTTTAAGGAAAGGATAAAGGTATGGGTGATATACATAAAGCATCTGGCAGCTCAGGGAGAAACCTGCTGGATAAAGCTCGAAAGAAAAGACTTGACTATTATCCCATCTGGTCTTATATACATGTTGGGCCTCCGAATAAATAGGGGTAAAGCCATACAACGTTAATAGCGTTGGTATCGTAAGAGGCCCGTTAACAACAAACAAAAGGATAAACAATGAAGACTCATGTGATAAAGGATGACGGTACGATTACCGTGGTGGACGGAAAGATAGAAGATCTAGATGCAATGCAGAAGCTCGTGAAGGGGCCAATTGAAATAGTTAACGCAGCCATGCCTGCAGCATCGCAGGACCTGCCTGGATCTGCAGAGCTTAAGGAGATGATAGTGAATGAAGAAGGTCTTTCCAACACTGCGTTCAAAACGAATCACAAAGCTAGGAAGCTTATAGCTGAAGGACTGCGCGTGCAGCTGGATGCAATTCAGGATATCCGTGGTGATGTGTTTGTTACTGATGGATGGAGGATCGCGTAGTGCTCTCGCTATTTATATTAACGCTGCTCGTTTGGCCTCGGTTCATGCTGCCCATCCTAGGTCTTCTGGTTCTTACAGGAGTAGGGATCTGGTAGCAGGAAGCTCTCGCTCGTTCTCGTTAGGAAAAGAATTTGTTTATAACTATTCTAAAGTACACAGGTGCGGGAGCCAGATGGGTGTGCGATTTGAAATGGTAAAAGCCTTTGGTGATTTTTTATTTGACTTATTTGTGGGATATGATAAGACATTAGGATTAACAACGAACAAAGGAAAGACAATGGGACTAGATCAATATGCACATATAAGAGATAAGCAAAGTGGACAGATGAAACAACCTGACTTTGACAAAGTCTATTCAGATAAGTACGAGCCAACTGTTCATGGTTTCGTTTGGAGAAAGCACTCTCGACTTCAGCAGTTTATGCAAAACATTTGGCAAGAACTACACCCTCATAGTCCTGACGCTATGAATGGAGATGATGAATTAAAGTTAAACAAAGATATTATAACCAACTTACGCAAAGAGATAGACGGCAACTATCATAATTCGTTTTGTAGTGGTGGTTTCTTTTGGGGACATCAGTTTCAAGAAGAAGCAGTCAGAGAATATTCCAAGCAAGATGTTCAGTTTTGTGATTGGGCTTTGGCACAAATGGAAAAAGGCGAAGAGGTTGTCTATCAATGCTCGTGGTAAAAGTTGATTGGTCTTACTGTGAGGGTTGCAACGATTGGTATCTCGATGATGAGAAATGCGAGTGTGAATAAACAATGGTAGATTTTTTAATTTTATTTGCAATGATTAACATACCTTTTACGATCCTTCTCGTCCTGTGTTTTGTCGGTTGGATAATGTCGTTATTTAAAAAGGATAGGGGGTAGCTGATGGGATTTCTAATTTGGTTTTCACCAGCAATAATTATCTACATACTATTATTAATGGAAATAGTGAGTTTAGGTAATGTTTTCAATATGTTCTAGTTTTGTCTGTGGAAGACCCATTATGAACAGTTAGACCCATAATGGACATAAACTTGTTGCTATTAATATAAGATGTAATAAGATACTTTTATTAATAACTAACAAAAGGAAAACAATGAGCAATGCAGTAAAAAAGCTAAAGCAAGATGAGAAAAAAATCGTTCTTGCTTATGCAACTTTTAAGCTAAAAGCAAATCGTTTAGCTAAAGAGTTAGATACAATGAAACAAAATCTTATTGATGTATTCGATAGGACTAATCAAAACTTAATCATAGTACAAGATGAACAAGGCGAAAGTTTTGGAGTGCAGAAAATCAAGCGTAAAAGAAAAAAGTTTGAGACAGCTAACTTCAAGATTAAGCACAATGACTTGTTTAATCAGTTCTGTACTGAGATTGAGTATAACGAGTTTAAAGCAATCGGAGATAATAATGACAAATAGTTTAATTAATATCTCTAAAGTATTAGCCGAGCAATCGGCTAATGCTCAACTTACTGAAAATACTAAACTAGACCCAACAGCAATTAGTAAGTTAAATTATGAAGTAATGTACAAAATGTTAGAGGGCGAAGTAGAAAAGTTAATCATTGAGAATACAGGCAACCCATTGATTGACGACTTCAAACAAAAGATTGTGACTAAATTCACATACTTAATAACAAAACTATCTAGCTAAACACATATTGCGTAGCCCTTACGGGCTACGCACCCCACATCACACACCCATAGAGGTACCACAAAACCCAACAAAATAGATTAAGATTAACCTGCGATTTTACTACGTTAGAAAAAACGGGTACCTGACCAAGTCAGGGTTTATAGCAAGTCGAATAGAAGTAGTGTAGCTAGAAACGTTATGATATAAAAAGGGGACCCAAAATGTTAAAATATATAAAAAAATGAATTTAGATCAATTAACAGATGATGAATTAAGAACCTTAATTCTAAAGAAGCAGATCGAATTTATTAAATTATGTCAGGATGACTTCTTATTATTTGTTAAAGCTATGTGGCCTGATTTCATTTACAGAAACACAAAGGACCCACAGAAGTGGGGGCACCATCAAATCATAGCAAATGAATTTCAAAGTATAGCTTCAAAACAATCTAAACGACTAATAGTAAATATGCCACCAAGACATACTAAATCAGAATTTGCATCGTATTTGTTTCCTGCTTGGATGATCGGTAAAAATCCTAAGATGAAACTTATGCAAGTATCACACAACGCTGAATTAGCTTCGCGGTTCGGTAGCAAAGTTAGAAACTTAATGGAAACCGAAGACTATAAAAATATCTTCGGAGATGTTAGTCTAAGAGAAGATAGTAAGGCAAAAGGACGTTGGGAGACCAATCATGGTGGGGAATACTTTGCAGCGGGTGTTGGCGGTTCTATCACAGGACGAGGGGCGGACTTACTTATT